ATGATGAAAAAAAGTATTCTGGCGTTTCTGTTACTCACCAGTTCTGCAGCGGCGCTGGCTGCACCGCAGGTGATTACCGTCAGTCGTTTTGAAGTGGGTAAAGACAAATGGGCGTTTAATCGCGAAGAGGTGATGCTGACTTGCCGACCGGGTAATGCTTTGTATGTTATTAATCCGAGTACCCTCGTGCAGTATCCTTTAAACGATATCGCACAAAAGGAAGTTGCCAGTGGGAAGACCAATGTCCAACCCATTTCGGTGATTCAGATTGATGATCCTAACAATCCCGGCGAAAAAATGAGTCTGGCACCGTTTATAGAACGAGCTGAAAAACTCTGTTAATTACCTAAAATAGCCTTTTGATTTCCAATAAAAAAACCGCCTCAGTTCTTTCACCAGAACGGGCGGTTTTTATCATTTAAGCTGATGACCACCGCGCTTTTTATTGACCATTTTGCACGCAAACTGGAAAACCTGGCGTCGTCATCTATTCTTAAAGGGCAAGGCAACTAAGCCTGCATTAATGCCAACTTTTAGCGCACGGCTCTCTCCCAAGAGCCATTTCCCTGCCCAGGGAGAGCAGAGCGCCGGTATCATTATCGAAAAGGCCTTCNGATGCCTGATGGACCAGGAGGGTTTTCCGGAGATTGTTCCATGTGAGCGCGACACGGTCCTCACAGCTCTCAGTGGCATCAGCAGCAACAGCGAAAGACTGCTGTCGAAGCTCCGCAGAGGCACTGAGTTTTTCCAGCCATGCAGCGACCTGTTCACGGAATCCGGAGGTATTGCGTGCAGAGACGGTATCGGAAAGGCGGTCAAGGAACGCGGAAAAGGTGTTGGCGTGCTCTTCATGTTCAAAAGCATGCCATATCTGTGATACATCAGATTGTTTGTTTTCCGGGAACCATGCTGTCACGGCATCAGCCAGGGGGCGATGGAGTGTATTCTGTTGTCCGTCACTCATGGAGAAGTAAATCCGTGGGCCGTGGTAGTCCGGTTGGGCGGTTTGTTGCGACAGAGACTCCCTGATCCGTGAGGACAGAGGATTGTCTTCGAGGATGATAGTGCAGGTCGGATCAAGGCTAAGTATATTTTCCGGAATGTGTGTGATGCGATTCTCGCGGCACCGGAAAAATATCTCGGTTTCCTCTGAGTGATGATTTCTTACAGGTACGGCTGGTAGGCTTTCCAGAAGATTAGTACTTACATCGAGCGCTTCCAGTGATTCAGGTAACTCAGGGAGAAATGTCAGCTGGTTATTTCTTACTGAGAGCACTTCCAGCGATGTAGGTAATTCAGGAAGCATGGTTAGCTGATTGTTATCTGCATTAATATATTCCAGCAATGCAGGCAATTCAGGAAGCATGGTTAGTTGGTTGTTATCTACATCAAGATGTTTCAGAGATGCGGGTAATTCAGGAAGTGTTGACAGGTGATTGTCACAGGCGTCAAGGTATTCCAGCGATGCTGGCAATTCTGGTAATGATATTAGGGCATTCTGAGTAATTTCCAGAACAGTGATTTGAGGTGGTAAGTTGTCAGGTAGCGAGGACAGATTTAAACGATTCAGTTGAAGCTCACTGAACTGATTGATGAGACATTCTTTAAGTAGGGAGACCGCTTCATTCCGATTTTCACCGGGGAGCGCTTGTTTTTCCCATTTATCCCATGCTGAAAAGTAATCAGCATATGTACCGGAAATAGTGTTATAAAAAGAATTTTGGGACAATGAAAAGTTATTATTTATCGGTAACATGATGGACATTCAGTTAAAGCCGATGGACAAATGGCTTTGTTAAAAGAAATAAGTAGGAGTTTTTATGAAGTTCATTCCATGAAATGAACTTCAGCACTTTTTTATTATAAAAGGACAAACAAAATTGGCTGTAAAAAAACGATACTGTTTCAGTTAACTGTGAATAGCTTGCTTGCACCGTATTGTTCTTGTTTTTCGGTTAGTTAAACATCGTACTTCATATTTGAACGTTCTGCCGGAATGCATTATCAATAGAGGTAAAGTCGCAACCCCAAATCGTAAAGGAAACCGTAGCACGTCGTATGCAAGAACGTGCCACGGCTGGCTGATGGATGTTCGATAGCGCGAGTTTGAATGAAAATCAGCCGGAGATGATTTTACATAATTGCTACGGAATTATTCAATACAGGAATTGCTTGCGTCTGCATGGATTGACCTGAAATTTTCCCGAAAATTTCTCTAAAAAACTCGAAAAAAATGGTAACTGGTTGAATGTATTAATATGCAATGGTACGTGTCAGGGATTAAAAGATGAACGTAAATTTATTCAACGCATTAATTTTAAAGGGTTTTATTGTTTGTTGACGAAAACAGGAATCGTATTCGGTCTTTTTTTAATTGCATTTGAAATCAATTAGTTGCAAATGTCTCCCCGAAATTCCCCGAAATTTACTCGAATTTCTGTATTCCGGTCTTTTTTGGTTATATCACAACCAAAATACATTTAACAATCCATTTACGTTAAAATCAGAGCAGTAAGTACGTTTTTTCTCTCTCATCAAGATACATTTTTGTTGTCTTCTCCGATGTGTGGCCAAGTAGACGCTGAGCAAATTCTTCTCCACATGTTTCTTTGTACAATCGTCCAGCCAGGCTTCTGACTTCGTGAAAAGTTGGTGGGTTTTCACTGAACTGGATACCTGTGAATTTTCTGGCTGCGACAAATTTTTTTGTCAGGCCATCCGGGTGAATGCTGCCGTCAGGGCTGTTTTTTCTAATCCCGGCACTGATTAGATAATCTCCCCGGCTTACCAGGCGGCATCGTTCAACTACTGTACCAAGCCGTAGACCAGCGACAGGAAGGCTGAGTGACAGGGGGATAGCAATCATCATTCCTGTCTTAATTTGCCTGATGTGGAGACGATCATCATAAATATCACTGAACCGCATATTCGTTATGTCTTCGCGACGTTGTCCTGTTACAAGGGCTAAATCCATAGCTAATGGGAACCATGCCGGAAGTTGATCTGCTGCCTCCCTGATGCAGTTGTATGTCTTTAGTTTCAGTCGTTCTCTTGTAACTACTATTTTCGGTGCTCTTGTTGGCGTGACTGGATTTTGAGATATACGTCCTTCAACAATGGCCTCGCGAAACATATCAGACAACACAGAACGCATTGATCCTGCCATTGTGTTTTTCCCTCCTTCAATCCACAAATCAAGAAACTCGGCAATATGGCGAGTGGTTATTTCTGTCAGTAAAATCTCTCCCAATTTTTCTTTTATTGTCTCCAGTTGATTTGCCCGAATTTTATAAGTATTTCTGGACACTTTTCTCCTTATAAGAATCGTTTTGTAACGTTCAATCCAGTCTGCCATAGTAAATGAGTCGAACCCTTTAAGTTTTTCAATTAAGGCAGCGGGAGAGTAGTTTTTGTATATATAATGATTTGCTTCAATTGCCTGCGCTACTGCATCTCTTCTTGAAATTTTACCTAGTGTAAATTCTTCTTTCGTCAGAGGGTTGCGCCAGTAATATGCTTTGTCTCTCCTTCGATATGTTAAGTTTCTAGGCAAATTGGGATCGTATTTTTTCCGCTGCATGTTTTAACTTCTCCATTAACGGACTGTCTCTCCCTTGTCGCCCATTAGGCTGATGGTGTGTTATATCGGTATCAACCTTATTTGGGTTGATATAGAAAGCCTCCGGAACCACCCTGTAACTCCTCCCGTGTAGTTCAGGTGCAGGATAAATGTTTCCATTCCTTGCCCATCGTCTCAGCGTTGATATTGATGGTGGGTTATCCGGATATCTGAGTTTTCCCCACGTTTTGAGTGTCACAAGATTCATTGCCATACCTCTCACGATATGNTCGGATAGTTGTACCAGATAATCCCTCGCTTACTGTCTGGCTTCCCTAAAGGAGATACTCGTTTGAAGTGGAAGCCTTCCACCCAACAGTTCTGGCGGTATGCTTCAATTTGTCTGGCACCCAGACCAGTGCGAAGCATCAGGCCGTATTCAACCATCCACTCTTCATTAAAGATTACTTGTGCCATCGCATCACCTCTGGCAGGCGCCAATGTTAGGCTGAAATTGACGCCCGATGTTGATTATTAATAATCAGCTATGAAGTTTTAATTTGAATACAATGCAATTCACGAGGACTGAAGTTTCTCGCAATTAAAATTTATCAGTTTTACTTTCTGCTCTCTGGAAACGCCTGCTTCTTTTTCCCCTGAGAGCATTTTTTCGCATTCTGATTTCGTTAGTTTTGTCTTTGAGTATCTTGTCCAGCTGGCAGGAGAACCACCTTCCTTTTCAATAGTGGCTGTAATTTTATACATGAACACCTCCATTAATATTTTCAAAAACCGTGTCCAAAATGCACTTGGTTTTACACCGGAATATTCTCATCGTATCCTGCTTGTTGCGTTTCGTTTTGTGTTTGTGGATCCGGGAATGCATATTCAACGCCTTCCAGTTCAATCCATAGTGCATTACGACCAGCTTTGATTGTCGGCCAGTCCATACCTTTGATTCTTTCCCATGAGCGGGAGGTGAATGTTTTTTCCAGCAAATCAGCTTTTGCGCGTTTGGCGTCGTTACTGGTGCCCCCATGGTGCTTGTTGAACAACTCGATAATTTCATCAAGTGCGATTTCTTTTGCACGCTTTTCTTTTAGCCATGTCGGTGTACCGTCGTTGGCAAATAATTCACTGTTATCCCGTGAGGTATCGATGCCGAGGTGTTCACCTCCCAGGTTAAGAAACTCGATATGAGGAAGAAAGTTTTTAAATGTTGGGTTTGAAAATACCTGTCCATCAATACGGGTGGAGCGATCTTTTAGTATTCTGGCGGTGCGCCACACCTGACCGGTTTCTATGTTCATTTGCTTCTCCATCTGGATCAGGATGGAGGGTTCATAACCGGTTTCTGTTTCTGCTTTCATTTTTATACCGGTTTTTGCCAACTGGCGTTTGCCATCATCACCTTCGAAAAAGTCATACTCATATCCTGCACGCCCGCACATAATAATGTGCGCCTGACTGTTAACAAATCGATCGGTAAAGCGTCGCCACTCCTGTTTGAGCCACGCCCAGTCTGAAAATTCCAGTCCTCGTTTACGGTTTCGGCGTCTGGCATACTCGTCGCATAATCCGGTCCAGAAGTGACTGATGGAGTCGATGATCATTACGGAACCGCTGCTTTCCGCTTCATTAATGGCTTCAAGCAGATCAACAAACGAGCGGGTTTTTGCCGTAAATAATTCGATATTTTCCGCATCAAAGCGGGGTTTAACCCAGTCAGAGCCTGTTTCTGTGTCCAGAAACATTACCGGGCGGTTACCAGCTTCAATTCCCCGTTGCCGCATAAGCATTACCAGACCAATAGCCAGTTCGCTTGCTGTGTAGGTTTTGCCGTCGCCAGCAAACCCCATAATTCCTGCTTTTAGATAGGCCTGTGTGTTTATTGCTCGTTGAAAAAGCGCCATAGATTTTAGTCCTCCAAATCAATATCAACCTGGTGGTGGGCAATGGTTTCAGCCATGTACCGGATGTGTTCTGCCATGCGCTCCTGAAACTCAACATCATCATCAAATGCGTGGCTGATTGCCTGTTTATTGGCACCGTGGCGTTGCAAATGGTCGATGCAGAGCGATTCAAACAGGTGCTGAGGCAGACCTTTTTCCAGGTCGTCCGCCAGTTCCGTTTCTTTTTCTTCACGAACGATCTGCTGGTAGTGGCGAGCCCATGCCATTTCTTCAATACGATCAAAAATCGGGTAAGCGCTCATCACTGGTCACTCCAAAATTTTCAAGCTTGTTGGCAATCATCATTGCGATGTCAGGGATTGCAGGCGCATAGGCTATGCACGCAGGATTCGCACATAAACCGTAAACCGCCGCAATCAACACCTGTTTTTTCCAGTTGAGTTCATCTTCGCCAGTTTCATTATTGCTATCATTATGCTGATCGCTGCCAGCGTTCTCCGGTAACAAATCATCAGCTTTTTCCGTTTTCTTCGGCTCTTCTTCCTGTGCTTCATCTGGTTTTTTTTCGTCAAAAGTTTCCTGATAAGTTGCGTCTCCCATCACCGCGCCACAGTCAGGGCAGTTATCCTCGCCAGTCTGATTGCAGGGTGTTCCCTCCTCCGGTTCGCTGTTCTGGTGCTGTTTATCTTCAGTCTGTCGCACTTTATTTTCCGTTTTTTTGACTTCATTTGAGGAGATATGATGACCGGGAATCCATTTCGGATCATTCGGGTCGCTAATCCCTTCAACAAATTCTCCGCGAGAGGCAGCCAGTAATTTGTCTGCATCGACAGGATTTTTGGGCGGAATGTTTTTCCGGGCTTCATGGAGTTCTGCCCGCAGTTCCTGATATTTCTCATCAACAGAATTTACCTGTGACTGAGCATCCAGCGGCTGCGTGTCCTGATGATGTTCAGTTGCATCCGGTTCCACTGTTTCAGCCGTTGCCTGTTCATCTGCCATTGCGCAAGATGGTTGCGGTTTTTCTTCATCATCCTGTTTTCCTTCTTCTGTTACACGCTGCGGCATCGGGGCAGAGGAGCGACCGCAGGCAATATCCACGATTTCCGGATCAGGGTTGGCATGATCGGTTTCAGTCAGTACCTTGTTCAGATATTCAGTGACGTGCGCGGGGATGACCTCGATCCCAATTGGTGCTTCTTTTACGGACGCAACCACGATGGCGCGGGAATAATCCAGCCCGCCAGGCATGGTGATGAATTTGTCGCGGAAAACAGAAAAGGGCGGTTTATTTTCAGCGATAATTTCCTCAATGCGTTTAGCGTGTGCCGGATGAAGGTTATAGATGTCCAGATCCATTGAACGGGCCAGTACGCCAGTGGCTACGTCGCGCGCCAGTGACGTCAGATCGTGTACGAAACCTTCGCCGCGATCGGTGAGGTTTCCGCCGCCAGCATTAGCACCGGAAGCCGTGCGAGTGATACGCGAAACACGATTTCCTTTCATCCACTCTTTTGTCAGCAGACCGCGATCGGTGTAGTTGGCATCCAGATATGCTTCGAAAAAAGCAGTCATCAGTCCCAGATTTGAATTGCCAGGATTAGGGAAAACTTTGTCAGTATCACGCACGAGTTTGTGGAGGTCGCGAATCTCCAGCGGGTCGAGCAGACTGGTTTTATGCGAAACAGCCAGAGCAGTAACAGCCGGTAGTTCTTCATCCCGAGCAATGTGTAATGCCTGGAGTTCGTCGCGTGAAACGTGCGTTACCGGTTTTTCGCTGCCGTGTTGCGCAAGCCAACGAATGGGCAGTTCCTGACCGGAAACTGGCAGGAGCATGTTCTCCTCAATTTCTGTCATGTCTTCGCCGTTGACGTTGGTATTGTCAGTGCTGGCTGGTTTGTCCTGAACAGAGGGAGAAGATGCGATAAATACCATTGTGATGCCATCTTCCCCGCCTTTTTCGTAACGGTTGCAGAATTCCGTATCAAACACGCCTTCTGGTGGGAGGTCACCAACAACGGGCAAATTGACGCGAACAGGTTTTTTAAAGTCATCTTCATCGTAGCCAGCATCGTCAATCGCAACAGCACCACGGGAGATGGCAATGGATAATTTTTTCGCTTCAGCCCAGTAAAAACCGCCTTTAATACCGAGGCGTTTTCTTACTTTGTCATTTTTTGCTTCGTAATACAGTGGGTAAACTTGTTTATCGGTGCTCATTGTTTTTTAACCTCAACTCATATTCAGATTGCATAAAAGAAACGAACTGATGATGCGATATGAGAGAGTTCTTTCAGTCGTTGATAACTGATACCGTATTTCTTGTCAGCCTCTTCAATGCGAGCTGTGAGTAATGCAATTTCTTTAATGGCACATACACAACAATCAAATGTTCCCAGAACGTAACCGTCATCAAATAATTACCGTGACGTTTTCTTTTTGGGAAATCTGAATGAAACTATGTAATGTATTCCCACATTTAAATTCGGCGAGAGAATCGTTAATAACATCAAGTTCAATTTCACATTCAATAATGCTCATTGCTGTTTCCTTTTTTAAGGTTGAGTGAATCCCTGCCATTGCTGGCATAAATTCAGTTTCGAATATTCAGTTAATTAAAGTTCGTGTGCCATCTTGTCTTTTTCGGCACAAGCTGCACTGCAATATTTTCGTTTCTTTCTGGCAATCATGTTTCCATGCATATAAATAAGCTCGCCAGTAAAAGCTTTTTCAGGTAAAAACTGTTTATTGCAGAGATGGTAATCACATTGTATTAAATCCGGGTCACCTTTTTGCTGGAGAATTTTTCTGATTCTCCACAGCCATTTTTTAATCCCGGTATGACTGATGGTCTGCCTGAGGGCAGGTGTAAAACAATAATCAAGCATGGGGTTCATATCCATAGCTCCATTTTTATTTTAAGGAAAGCAACTGCTCTACGGTCATGTTTTTAATTGCGCCCCGGTTTACAAGAGTCCAGCCCTGTTTTTCCAGATAAAACCGGAAAGTCTCCAGGGTACAGACCAGTGCGCCATCAGGAACGGTTTCGGTGAATTCGACATTGCCGAATTTGTCGAAGTGAACAACCAGAGTGCGACCATCACCCGGAATCATCTTGTCAGCAGGTGGGGTGTTATTCTGGCGCAGTTCGACCTCCATGCGGTCGAACTCAGCAATGTAGGCTTCCTTGAATGAGGCGGCTTTTTTGCCAGTGAAGCCCATCACCAGGAAAACGAAGCCGTTTTTGGTGATTTGGTACATGGGGAGTTTGCGTCCGGTTGAGTCGGTATATTCGCTCGCCTCAAAATTGAGGGCAGTAAATTTATCTGAGNTTATTCTGGCGCAGTTCGGCCTCCATGCGGTCGAACTCAGCAATGTAGGCTTCTTTGAATGCAGCGGCTTTTTTGCCAGTGAAGCCCATAACCAGGAAAACGAAGCCGTTTTTGGTGATTTGGTACATTGGGAGTTTGCGCCCGATTGAGTCGGTGTATTCGCTCGCTTCAAAATTGAGGGCAGTAAATTTATCTGAGCATTCAATATTTGCGATGGCACGTAACACATTGTCGTGTCGTTTGTGGAAGAACTCTGCAACCGCAACAGACGTAGTGACAGCGCGACCGTTTTCTACGGTTACACAAGGGTGAGAAAGGGTAGTAGCCATGATGGCAGCCTCCGCGATGAATTTGATTAACTCACCACCGGAGGTAGCAATCTCATGGGTGGTGAGACGTACAGGGTTGCTACAACCGGTCATCACGGAACCCGGCCAGTCTTGCGACTGCCCCGCACGCCCCACCATAATTTGAATGTGGCTGTGCATTACGCATAAAAAAACCGCCTGAGCGCGGTTATGCGCCGTGAATGACTTCGGGGTAGCAATCCCGGCACCCGTTTTATGAGGTGCAGGTGCACTATAATTCCACCCGTTCTGGTTTTCAATAGCTACATTCAACATTTTCTCTTTCCTTTCATCACCGAAGTGAACTTTGTTGATGCGGTGCCTGGTGCCTCCAGGTGACGTTAACCAGTTAACAATTAACGCCGGAATAAGGGATTTTCCTTACTGTTTTAACTGTTCCGCGTGCGCTGAGCCGCATTCACCGCATCACAAAATTCACTTTAAAAAGGGCGGACATCAGCCAGCAATGAAACTGATGCCGCCAAAGGTACCAATCAACATGGAGTGTTGTGGCGTGGTTGTCACTTAAGCGTATGGTCAACCTGACAACCCGGTGTCCTCAACGGGGAAGGAATAACTCCGCCATACTTACCGCCGCGTCATTTCGCGTTGTGTGCCTGCTTTTAACCACGTCAGGCGAGGTGGTATCCTTCTTATCCCGAATAACCAAGAAGGAAATCTATATGACTAAAGAAGAATTTGTCTCTTATATTTTTGATAAAACGGTTGGGTGATGCTGCCAACTTACTGATTTAGTGTATGATGGTGTTTTTGAGGTGCTCCAGTGGCTTCTGTTTCTATCAGCTGTCCCTCCTGTTCAGCTACTGACGGGGTGGTGCGTAACGGCAAAAGCACTGCCGGACATCAGCGCTATCTCTGCTCTCACTGCCGTAAAACATGGCAACTGCAGTTCACTTACACCGCTTCTCAACCCGGTACGCACCAGAAAATCATTGATATGGCCATGAATGGCGTTGGATGCCGGGCAACTGCACGCATTATGGGCGTTGGCCTCAACACGATTTTACGTCACTTAAAAAACTCAGGCCGCAGTCGGTAACCTCGCGCATACAGCCGGGCAGTGACGTCATCGTCTGCGCGGAAATGGACGAACAGTGGGGCTATGTCGGGGCTAAATCGCGCCAGCGCTGGCTGTTTTACGCGTATGACAGTCTCCGGAAGACGGTTGTTGCGCACGTATTCGGTGAACGCACTATGGCGACGCTGGGGCGTCTTATGAGCCTGCTGTCACCCTTTGACGTGGTGATATGGATGACGGATGGCTGGCCGCTGTATGAATCCCGCCTGAAGGGAAAGCTGCACGTAATCAGCAAGCGATATACGCAGCGAATTGAGCGGCATAACCTGAATCTGAGGCAGCACCTGGCACGGCTGGGACGGAAGTCGCTGTCGTTCTCAAAATCGGTGGAGCTGCATGACAAAGTCATCGGGCATTATCTGAACATAAAACACTATCAATAAGTTGG